TTTTATCAACAGTACCTGATATATCGTAACTGTCACATCCAAATGCACCCATGTGATCATTTCCCGGGTACTTAGTACCATTTTTTATTATAATATTATTTTGCAAATTAAACTGAGGAACCCAAGACACTTTAAATCTACCATCCTTATTAGGGTGGAATACAACTTTAGTATCTTTCATTCCGTTAGCCCAGGCAAAACTACCTGTTGTTACTACAGCGGTATTTTTTAAATCCTCGTTGTAATCTACTTGCTCATATATTTTAGTAAGATTAAAAATAGATTCTTTAGCTTCGTCTCTAAACGCGTGCTTCTCTGTTCTTGGAAACTGGCGATAGTATTCGTTTAAACCATCTTGATCTTCTTTTAATCCATCAACTTCATTTGCCCAGTGTTCTATAACACCTAAATCAATTAACTCTCCATCAACACCTTTTACAGGTTTTTTTGGCGTGTCAAATACAGGTAATCCAAAAGCATCAATGTATCCTTCGTAGTTCCATTCCATAGGTATGAACAAAGAATAGAGTCCTGAACTAGTCTGTCCGTTGCGGTTTCTTTTATTAACATTTGAATTATAGTATAGTTGTTTAAAATTATTACCTCCTTTTTCTAAAGCGTTTGATGTCGAACCCATCATACACTTACCTACTATCTTACTACCTAATCTTAAACACGTTTTTGTAACCCTCCAGTTGTTTAATATATTGTCAGGTCTTTCCCACTTTCCACTTTCATCGTGTACTAGTAGTTTTAGTTTCTCTCCATCATAGGAGTTATCTCCTGTGTTTTTCCAGTCAATAGTTGTATCTAGTCCTTCTAATTCTTCTTCAGTTTCACCTTCGTTAAGCTTTCGTCTGGTAAGCCTGGATGCGGGGATTCTATAGGCAAGCTCCGTTTTCGGCCTGTCCATACCGTCTTGGATTGGTTTAAAGAAGAACGGGTAATTACTCGATATGGGTACAACTTTATCTGTGAACATTTTCTTTGCATCGGCTCCAGATTTGGACAATATTCCAAACCGTGAATCCGTTGATATGGTAGCCATATTGACTGTCTCCCCAGACGCCATGAATGAAAATCCCGAACGTCTGTTCTTGAGATATGACATACCATAACACCTTTTGTCTGCTTTGCAAGCTTCCCAGAATATAAAGAATAGTCTGTTTGACTCCCTAAAGTCTGCTGACCCAACATCAATTTTGGACCACTGCAAGTACATGTAATGAGTACCAGTGATATAAGCAGGCTTACCATTGTTAAAAAACCAAAAACCTTGTTCTCTTTTTTCAAATTCTTTGTCTATATATTCGTACCACTTTTCTTTAAAATCATTTGGGTATTTTTCCCAATCAAAAACGCTTTTTATTTTCGCCAGCTCTTTAGGATATTCTAGTTTGCTCCAATATTGTTCTTCTTTCTTAGCTGAACGCTTTTGTATATCTTTTGGTTCTTTAGGTAGAGCGATGTTAAGATCCTGGATAGTATATATTTCTCCAATTTCTCCAGTTTTGCTAATAACCACAACGTCATGCTCAGCATTATAACCATACTTCCATTTTTTATACCTATTCATCCGCTTTATAATTTGCGGTTTTATATGATCAGTATTTACTTTATATAAAGATTGCTTGTACATTATTTAGATCTTCCTTCAGCGAAGCCTTTGAAAGCTTGTTTCTTTTCTTCTTTAGGTTTTTCCTCTAGTCTGTCCTCTTCCTCTTCTAATCTAGCTAATATTTCAAAAGCATCGAATATAGCTAACTTTTTAGTGGCCGCTGCGTTTTTAAGCTTGTCTGCTGATAAATCCTCTTCTGTATCAACAATAGCTTCTTTAGCCACTTTTATTAATTCTTCAACGGCTATGTGCCCAGCTTGGATTATATTCTTCTTCGTTTCCTTTGTATTCATATTTAATTACGATATCATTTGATTTCATACAATATAAACGCTTGTCTTCAAAAACAAACTCAAACTCAGAGTTAGGTTTAAACCCAATTAAATCACCAGGTAGTATTTCAGCGTCTTCTAAGGACTTGTTCCCGTATTTTAGTATACCAATAAGTTCTTTTTCTTTTTGGTTCTTTAAAACGTCTGTTTCCGCAATAGGTGATACAAAGCAATAGTGCATATTAGCACACCAAGTATCATTCCTTTTATACATATATATTTGATCTGAGTTGGCAAAAAACAAATTGTCTTTAAAAAACGTAGAACCGTTTCTTTCAAGCCCTTTTATATCGTACCACCTTCTAAATATATTGTGATGTATTACTACTTTATCACCAGGTCTTATGTCTGTTTTTAAAGCTAATGGTATTGAAACAACAATAGCTTCTTTGCTAACAGACCTCCAATCCTCTACTTGAGTATTAGTGATTAGATCTTTATCCCCTACTTTTATTTTATTATTATACCGATCATCTAAAGGTTTAACAATAAACTGACCAAGACTATTCATTAATATTCTAAATCATATTCAACGGATATAGCCATGTTAGAATTAAATTTCTTCCATGGCATAGTCTCGTTATTTTTTTTTATGTAGATGTTATAAGAGGCATCATTTTCGTCAAGGAGTATAGCTGTTATTTCGTGGCCACCATATACGGTTTGACCTACGGAATAATGCATTGCATCACTTTTATAATCTGACCCTATGCTTATTTTTCTAACTATCTTGCTCATCTTCCATTTCTGTATATTCCCCAGTTTGTAAATCAATATTTACTTTACCGTATTCGTTTTCCAGATCTTTTTTAGTATCTTCTAGTTCTCCGCTAATTTGAGCAAACGTATGTAGCAGCTCGTGCTTTTTAGCTTCTAGCATTCCTAGGTTAATAATAAGCTCATCTGATTTTCGTTTTTGCGTAACAATAGTTTCTAGTTGTTCTTTTGTAATCTTACTCATAATTTTAATTTAGTTTAATTTAATTAATTAATTGTTTCTTAAGTTATAGTTACCTGTAATACAGAAATTTTAGTTTTTAGAGTCTTTATCTTTTTTGGTTAATAAATACCATTTGTTTATTGTATACCCTATGGTAACCATTAACAATGATATTTTTAGAAATGTATCTAAGCTAGTCATTGATATTCCGAGTGTAAAACTGTTTATAGTATATATTTTTAAATCGTCTGTGGTCATAGCGTATACGTATTCTATTAATTTATAGCTAAAATTTCAGTAGCTGTTGTTGCATTTAGCACAGCTTTTACCACTATACGTAAAAATGAGCCCGCAGCAACGGCTTTAAAAATTACCACCGCATCACTTTCGTCGCCAGCCATTCTAACGTGTACATCCCCTGCGCCTCCTACATATAAAGCAGCTTCCCCTCTAGGTACAAATGCTTCTGTAAAATTTGTGTCGCTTTTAGTTACTGATTTCGCATTTCTGCATATTACTTTTGTTTCTTGTTCTAAGTTAAAATACCTTCCCATTTTTGTTATTTGTTATTTTGTTAAATTGTTTTTCTTTTCGTATGATCTAAATCCTGCTAATCCTAACATTCCGAATAGAACTTGCATTGTAATAGTTGTATCTATAATAGGGAAAGTTGAATCCCACCCGTTTACTGTAAATATAAACCTAAGTAGAGGTTCTAATAATACTGCGTATAATAATCCAAATCCACAAACCCAACCTACAAAGGGTCTCCAGCCTGCAACAAATACAGATCTGTGAGTAGCTTCTGCTACATTAATTTTAGTTTGTACTTCTGCCAACTTAGCCGCAATGTCAAGTTGCTTATTAGGATCTAGTTCTTTACCTTTAAGAGCCTCTCTAATATCTTTAGCTAGATCACCTAAACCTTTTGTACCACTACCTAATAATTTACTTAACCAACTCATATATTTATTTTTTAGATTTAGCTCCAGAGCACTTCCACCTTTTTCTAGACAGATTGTTCGGAGTATTAGGATCGTTTTGCTTTTTCTTGCTTAACCCTTTTTTTATACCTAAGCTTCTAGCGCAGTAGCTATCTCCTTTACTAGTTCCTGGTTTAACACGAGGACCTCCGCTTGAAGATGGACCTGCTTGCCCGTAACTTACTTTTTTACCGCTAGCTGTTACTTTTACTTTTGCCTTTCCTTTTCTAGGTGTCGCCATAGTTATTAGTGTTTACAACCGCAAGGCTTTTTTTTTATTACTTTTTTTTTAATCACTTTAGCTTTCTTTTTCGCTGGTGGTCTTCCCACTTTTGAACCGTATGTTCCTTTTCCTGCTGGCATAATCTTTATTTTTTACGTGTTTTCTTTTTAGGTACACAATTAGGTACCTTTCTACCTGACTTCATTTTTAATCCCACCATTTCGTGAGAGTCCCAACAAGGTGTTTTCTTTTTCTTTTTCATATTACCACATGTTAGTTATGTTTTCGTATTCTTTTGTAGCATCAAAACTAGGGCATGCTTTCGAAGAAAAATCCCTATGACCAAATATTTCTACTTTTGGATATTTAGTTTTATAATGCTCTAGTATATTACACAAAGCTTCTTTTTGACATTCCGTACGCGTGTCTTTAGGGTTCATATCTTTATCAACCCCCCCAACATATGCTATACCTATAGAATTCTTGTTTTGACCTTTACAATGAGCACCACTTCTTTTTATCGGTCTACCTTCATGAACAGTTCCATCTAAGTAAATCATTATATGATAACCAATATCGCTCCACCCTCTGGCTTTATGCCATTGACGCACATCTTCCACGGTAACAACTCTGTTTTCAGGAGTGGCAGTGCAATGCACTATTACTTTGTTTATCTCCCTCATGCTGTTATAATGAATTTAAGTCACCTATTATTTTTTCTTTAAGTTCTTGTTTAAACCCAGATGTAGAGCCTTGTCTTTCATTGTTGCTTCCAAACACAGTAGCCATTTGATCTTGCGCTTCTGGGGGGAAAACAGGAGATGAAGCTGCTGCGTTGTAAGAATCGGACATGGGTATAACCGGGTGTAAGAATCGGACATTGGTATAACCGGGGCAGAGGTTGCTCCGCCTCCTGCTAAACCAGCCGGTGCGCCCACAACAGCCGCCGCAGGGTTTGTGTAACTATCCATAGTAGTTTGCTTATCCGCTACGAGTTGCTGCATTGACCTAGCGGCACCGCTAAGGCCGCCTCCACTAAATCCGCTACTTAAACTTCCACCTAATACTCCCATTGCTGCTCCAAACATAATTTATTTTTTATTATTTATTGTTTTTAATATTGACTCATAAAAGTTATTCATGTGTTCAATGTTAGATGTTGCTTTGTTCATTTTGTTTACATATCTTTGTTGAGCTTCAACGATTAAACTTGTATCAGCAAAAGGA